TCATACCCTGGCTCCTTTCCTCAGCGATTCAGCTGACATTTTATTAATCTTATGTATTATAGTTCGTTCTGCAGCATTCGAAACAATCTCCACAATCTTTCTTGCTGTGCTACGATATTCTTCGGCATACTCGCTTGTCAAAGTAGCACTATAATCACGACCAGCATTAGTAATGGAATAGAGAATTCCAGTAGCTGAATTTTCCGGCAATACCATTCCTTCTAAAACCAACTCTTTTAATGCCAGCCTTACAATTTCACGACGAGATGCAAATTCACTGAACTTGTACTGGTTATCGCCGTTTAAATCAGATTCACTTACACCAAATGTAGCCCCGTATGTAACCATGAAATCCGTAGCATAAATCTTGTCCAGGCTTTGGCCACAATCAAACTCTGCCAATAACAACAGGATACGGAGTGAATTTTCAAATACACTATTAAATAGCTTGTTCATCATCTTCTCGCACCCAACCTTTCAAACGATTTTCCCCAACAAGAAAATGGCACACACCTTTTCGTTGACTGTTGCCAATCCACTCCGTTTCTCTGCAAATACGGCATTTATCCAAGGATGTTTTTGTTGCCTGCGCCATAACTTTTCTCATTCGCGCAAGCCCATTTTTCGCCTCGTCCTCCCAGACTTCCGTAACACCCTCGTACATTTCGTCCTTCAAAACTTCGAATTGATCCTTTTCCTTCGTACCGTACAAATCACGAATTCCTCTACGAACAGCTTCTGCTGCAAAATAATATTTTCTCTGATTACTAAAATTTTCTTTGTGAGCAGGATAAGCATCTAGCATATCAATAGTAAAATGCTTAATCCCCTCTACCTGTCCATATGCAGCAAGGAGCGCATCGGTGTAGCTTCCTTCTACGCCAGTAATACCAGTAGGCAGTGGAATAACTTCAAGCTCTGTTGTAGCAGTAACAGGCTTAGCGCTTCTGCTACCATCTAACACGTTATCTCTTGATAAAGAATAGAGATATACGCTTGCCAAAAACATGGCGAGCGTATTTTTTTGTGCGCTTGTCAGAAGCTCTTGCTTCTTAGCCGGTGCTATCCCGTCATCGTCATTAATAACCGCCTTAAATCTCTCAATCAGATCATCTTCACTGCCTTTGAGCAATCGTTTTACTATATTCTTTTTGAAATACTCCTCAATTGATATATGGACTCTGTTATCTGCAGACTTGCTGCGAATAGAACGATGTGGATTGCCTCCAGGCTGTCGATTCATGATTTTACTTGCAGTACCTTTAGTAACCGTGATTGGATCGCCATTCTTATTTGTCAATCCTACCGGCTCAGCAATAGCATCATAAAGTAGATTTATCAAATCTGGAACAGCAATCGCATCTTCCCATGATGTTTTCAATTCTGTTAAGACTGTTGCAAAAACTAGTTCTTTCAACTGGTGACACCTCCAAATGGAAACTTCACTATAACTTAACGGTTACTTTATGTGGCCGATTTTCTTTCCGCATTGAACTATAATTAAATTGTACAAAGGAGACGAAAACGACTCGCAAGATGTAAAGCAACATTGCTATCCTTATATTACCTTTTATTATATCACATTTTGTCGAGGATTTCAACATTATCTCTGCAAACGCAAATATAATTTTTATCGTTTTCGACTGCTGTGTACCCAATTGTAGTCATGTTCGGTACCGACGACATTCCAGTGACTACGATTACAATCAAATATATTTGTGACGCTAGCCACTGGAATGTGCTGGTTGCATACTTGAAATGGAGATAAATTTTCAAGCAGTGCACCACTATACCCTTTTGCTGGTATCTGTTATGTTTTCCTCCGTTTCGAGACAATCAACGGAGGAAATCTTTATGTCAAAAGAAGCCAAAAAGTATTTTATCCCTGTCAACGGAGAACTTGTAGAGGTAAGCGAGGAACTGTATCGTGAGTATTACCGACCCATATGGAACACCCGCTATCATGCCCGGAAGAACGGCGAGTGTAGTTGCACCAAAGCTCAGCTGTGGAAATGCGATGGCGTATGCCCAGGTTGCCCGTTCTACACAGCTGGCAAAAAAGTATCTCTTGACACCGTTATCGGTGGTGAAAACGATGAACTCACCCTTGGCGACACTCTAGAAGACGATTCGCAGACCATCGAATCAATTATTATTCAGAAGGAACTGCTCGAAGCCTTGTATGAAGAACTCGACCGTCTTGATCCGGAAGGAAAGCGTATTTGCGAATTGATGATGTACCATTCCGAGAGAGAGTCCGCCGAAATTATGGGTATGGCTCGTTCAACTTTCAAACGGCACTGGGCAAAGATACGTGACGAGCTGCGGGACAAGCTTAGGGATTACTATCTCTAATAATTAAATTACTTCTCCGGTTGCAGTTTTGTAGCCGGAGAAAATATTTTTTCGGACTGCGGACCACTTTGGCATAATCCCTCCAGTGGATATTGAGGACAACAAAAACAAATTACCTCGGAAAGGAGATTTCCCAATGAACAAGCCTAAAATCAACGAATCTGCAGCTGACGAGGAACTTATCGGCGTGCTTACGGCAATCAGTGTTGTTTCAAAGCGCCTGGCAAAAAATTTGATTCAGCTTGAACAGCAGAAAAAATCTATGGAAGGAGCGACAAATCATGAGCAAAATACGCGAAGTGGAACAGGCAATCAGAGAGTTGCGAGATGCTGCATCATTGTTGAATGATACCGCAAATTGGCTGTACGAGCTCTTCTCTGCCGACAAGGTACAGGAGCATAATACCGATTCAGCAGAGACACAGAAGCAACTTACCCTTGAAGAAGTAAGAGCCGTCTGCGCCGAGAAATCCCGCGCCGGCTTCACAGCAGAGGTAAAGTCAATCATCACAAAGCACGGTGCGGACAAGCTTTCCGTAATCAAGCCGGAGGAATATGCAGCAGTCCTAGCAGAGGTGGAGGTGCTTGGCAATGCCGACTAACCACGCAATTCTCTCGGCATCATCAAGCCACCGCTGGCTCGAATGTCCGCCGTCTGCTAAACTCTGTGCCGAACTGCCGGATACATCAAGCGAGTATGCGCAGGAGGGCACGGACGCTCATGCCCTCTGCGAACACAGGCTGAAAGCCTTGCTCGGCAGAGAAACCACCGACCCAACAGAAAACCTCACCTACTACAACGAGGAGATGGAGCGCTGCGCTGTCGAGTACGCTACATACGCTTATGAGCAGGTCAAGAAAGCAAAAGTAGCCTGCAATGACCCCATAGTCCTTATCGAACAGAAACTGGATTTCTCTCGGTGGGTTCCGGAGGGATTCGGCACAGGTGACTGCGTAATCGTAGCTGACGGTACACTTTCCGTTATAGATTTCAAGTACGGCAAAGGTGTGGAAGTCCGCGCAGAGAATAATCCGCAGATGATGCTTTACGCTCTCGGCGCTCTCGAATTATTTGACGGAATATACGACATATCCGCAGTGAACATGATTATATTCCAGCCAAGGCGTGACAATATCAGCGAGTATGCCATCTCCAAAGAAGAACTGCTCCGTTGGGCTAATGAGATCCTCACCCCGACAGCGCAGCTTGCCGCAAATGGCGATGGAGATTTTAAAGCAGGGAAACATTGTCGCTTCTGCAAGGTCAGAGCGACCTGTCGAAAACTAGCAGAATATAATCTTGCTCTCGCTCGTTACGATTTTGAACCGCCTGCAACCCTTGATAATATCGAAATCGCCGCTATTCTCGCAAAAGCGGACGAGCTTGTATCTTGGGTGACCGATGTAAAAGAATACGCTCTGCGGCAGGCGCTTAGCGGTGTTTCATACGATGGCTTCAAGGTGGTCGAGGGGCGTTCCAACCGCAAATACACAGATGAAAATGAAGTTGTTGAGGCCGTCAAATCCGCAGGATATGACCCATATGAACACAGCGTTCTCGGTATCACAGCAATGACCAGTCTGCTCGGTAAGAAAAAGTTCAACGAATTGCTCGGCGGGCTTATCGAAAAGCCGCAGGGCAAGCCAACTTTAGTATCAATTTCGGACAAGCGTCCGGCAATTCATACAGCAAACGAAGATTTCAAGGAGGAAAAATAATATGCCAAAGTTTATCAATCCCACAAATGTAATCACAGGACCCGATGCAAGATGGAGCTACGCAAACATCTGGGAAGCAAAGTCCATCAACGGCGGCGCACCGAAGTTCAGTGTGAGCCTTATCATTCCGAAGTCCGATACCAGGACGGTCGAGAAAATCAAGGTGGCTATCGAAGCAGCTTATAAGGAGGGCGAGTCCAAGCTCAAGGGCAACGGGCGCTCCGTTCCTGCGCTTTCCGCAATCAAGAATCCGCTCCGTGACGGCGATACAGAACGCCCCGATGATGAAGCGTACGCTAACAGCTACTTCATCAACGCAAACTCCGCAACCGCTCCCGGTATCGTGGACGCAAACTGCAATCCTATTCTGGAGCGTAGCGAGGTTTACAGCGGTGTTTACGGCAGAGCGTCTATTTCTTTTTATGCTTTTAACTCCAACGGCAACAAGGGTATCGCCTGCGGTCTGAACAACTTGCAGAAGATTCGCGATGGCGAACCGCTCGGTGGAAGAACCCGCGCTGAGGACGATTTCGCAACCGACGACGATGATGATTTTCTTTCTTGAGGTGTAATATGACGGAGTTTGAAAGCATAATGCTTGCCGCTTGTTTTGGCATTTCGGTAGGTACGGTCATCGGCAATCTCATCACCGTTATCGGTTCGCTGGCAGCGGCAATCAAGCAGCGCCGCAAGGCTAATCACAAGTAATTTTGGCAGTCTGATACTGCCGGGTGGGCGGGTAGGTCAATTTCGGAGGTTTATATGGAAATTTCAACTTTTAACAACGAAGAATTCGGAGAAATTCGCACTATTCAGGAGAACGGCGAGGTGCTGTTTTGCGGCGCTGATATTGCAAAGGCGCTCGGATACTCTAACACGCGTGACGCTCTTTCAAGGCACTGCAAGGGTGTCGTGAAATGCGACACCCCTACGAACGGCGGCATTCAGTCACTTGGTTTCATTTCGGAAGGCAACGTTTACCGCCTTATCGCTCATAGCAAGCTGCCTGGCGCAGAACGCTTTGAGAAATGGGTGTTTGATGAGGTCCTGCCATCTATTCGCAAGAACGGCGCATACATGACGGAAGATGTTCTGGAACAGGCGCTTGCTTCTCCGGATTTTCTCATTGAACTGGCTACCAGACTGAAAACAGAAAAGGCGAAAAATGCACAGCTTACCGTTTCCAATCAGATCATGCAGCCAAAAGCAGATTATTTCGATATGCTCGTTGACAGAAATCTGCTCACAGGTATTCGCGACACTGCAAAGGAACTCGGTGTAAGGCAGAATGATTTTGTGCGTTTTCTGCTTGACAAGGGTTATCTCTACCGTTCGAAGAAAGGCAAACTCAGACCTTACGCTACATACGTTGACAGCGGCTTGTTTGAAATGAAGGAGTTCGTCAACGACAAGACCGGATATACAGATACTCAGACGATGATAACTCCAAAGGGCAAGGAAACATTCAGATTGCTGTGCATCTGAGAACTAATAGGGCGGTAGAAAAACTTTACCGCCCTTTTTGAGGTGAACTATGGATAAAATCAAAACACTGTCAATTGACATTGAAACATTCAGCGATGTTGACCTTGCAAAATGCGGTGTGTACAGGTATGTTGAATCACCCGCATTTGAAATACTGCTGTTCGGAGTTTCCGTGAACGGCGGCGATGTTGTGGTGTACGACCTTGCACATGGCGAGAAGATTTCTAATGAAATCCTCGCTGCGCTGACTGACAACAGCATTATTAAATGGGCTTTTAATGCTGCTTTCGAACGTGTGTGTCTGTCAATGTATCTCGGTTTGCCGTCCGGAGAGTATCTCGACCCGACTTCGTGGAGGTGTTCGATGGTGTGGTCGGCATATATGGGACTTCCGTTGTCGCTTGCCGGTGCGGGCGCAGTTCTTGGCTTATCGGAACAGAAGCTGAAAGAGGGCA